GTCCGTTGTTGTTGGTAATAGGCAAACTCATAGGCAGTATAGGAACAATCGTCAAGATTGCATCAATGCTGTTCACAAAGGTGGGTTTGATTATAGCCATCATTGTAGCAGTAATAGCAGTCGTGGTGTACCTGTGGAAAACCAACGAGGGTTTTCGAAAGGCGGTCACAAAGATTTGGGAAAAGATAAAGAAATCAATTCTCAAAGCGGTTGACGCAATAAAGGAATGGTGGAGTCAAAACGGCGAAAGAATCATCAATGAGGCGAAAGCCGTAATCCTTGCTTTATGGAACGTAATCAAGTACATATTCAGAAGAATATGGGAGATTGTAGTAAAAGTTTTTGGCATTGTCAAAGACATTGTCCTAGACGCACTTCAAACGGTAGCAAGCCTTTGGAAAAAGTACGGGGACAAGATTTGGTCAACGGTCAAGCGAGTGTTCAAAGAGATTTGGAAAGTCGTGAAGACCTGCTTTGATATTATTGTCGATGCGGTGCTTAAACTCTTAAACTACGTAAAGCCAATATGGGAGAAAATCAAGGAATTATTCGCATCGCTTTGGGACACCATAGTCAACCTTTATCAAACCCTAAAGCCGATATTTGACCTTATAGGCGGGGTGGTAATGACCTTGCTTGGTGTAGTAATGGGCGTAATAAACGGCATAATCCAAGCACTCGGACCGCTAATCGAAGCGGTGCTTGACGTGGGGAAAGCGGTTTTGGACATCATTAAAATGGTGTGTGCATTACTTCGTGGCGACTGGGCAGAAGCCTGGGAGTATATGAAGAGTTTTGCTCTCAATATTTGGTCGGCGATTAAGAACATATTCCTAGGAATTTGGGAATTTATTCAAGGCTTTTGTGACGGAATCGGCAAGTTTTTCCAAAACCTTGGTGTCAACATTGGCGAGATTTTCAAGTCTTGTTGGGAGGGAATATCGAATTTCTTCATCAATATTTGGGAAGGGATATGCTCGGTTTGCACCTGGATATGGGACAAAATTACGGGTCTATTCAAGAGTATTGGCGACTTTTTCGCAAACCTTTTCAAAGAGGCATTCAATTGGGGTAAAAACCTAATTCAAAACATCGGCGATGGTATCGAGGCGGCTTGGGATTGGGTTGTTGACGGTGTAAAGGACATAGGTGGAGCAATCAAGGACTTCCTTGGGTTTGGTTCACCGACAAAGAAAGGTCCAGGACATACGGCTGACGAATGGATTCCTAACCTAATGGATATGATGGCAACGGATATGTACACGGATATCCCGCTTATACAAAGGGCGGCGATTCAAGTGGCGAATGCACTCAATCCGACAGCAGGTGCAAATCGAGCAATGGTCGGTGCAGGGGCAAGCCCTTACGGGGAAATGCTCAACGGCTTGTTGCAAGGAATGACAGCAACGAATGGGATGACGAGCGAAGAACAAAAAGAACTTGTCATGGAAATAGACGGTCAGACCTTTGCAAGGTTGATAGTCCCGAAATTGACAAGAGAATACAAACGCAACGGCGTATTATTAAGGGAGGTATAGGGTGGAGTTTTTACGAGTAAACGGGTTAGCAATAAATGCACCGAGCGAAATAACAGTTTCGCCCGAAAACCTTGATAAAGCCGAAAGAACTATGGACGGAACGCTAGTCGTTGACGTTATAGGGACTAAAAGAAAAGTGGATGCCAAGTGGGAATACCTTTCAAAAGAAGATATGACCATTTTGGCAAACGCTACGAAAGATAGCGCATTTACAATGATAACCTTTCACGATAAAACCACGGGGGCGTTGATATCAATGACCGCCCGTGGGGAAGGGTTGACCTACTGTCCATTTTATAATTGGAGCAGGGGTGTGTTGATGTGGAAAAGCGTAGCGATAACATTCAAAGAAAGATAAGGGGGAGAAGATGCAATACTCGGATAACCCTAGAAAAATTTATGGTCGAGTAGAGATTGTGTACTCGGACATAGACATCAGTAAAGACATAACAACCGACGTAAGCGGAAACTCGGAAATCAGCCATCCGCAAGAAGTTTATTTGGGGTATTTTATGCCAAGTGTCAAAGCCTGCACGATGGATGGGAATAGCACAATGGATGGTTCGTTTCAAATGATAGACGATACCGCCGTGTGTGGTTGGTGGAGTGGCGACTTATGCAATGCAAGTGGTGTGTTCGTAAACAAGCCTTTCTTGGAACTATCCTTTGTGAAACGACCTATTATCTCTTGGCGAGTGATGGGCGATTCAAGGCTAAATCAATACCCCGTAGATTTCACTATTCAATACAAAAGAGATGGTGCTGTAATCAAGACGGATACCATTATGGGTAATACCGAAATGGAGCGAGAATTTAGACCTATGGTGGACGATATCACAGCGGTTCGACTAACAATAGGAAAGTGGAGTCAGCCGAATGCTTGTGCCAAGATAATGCTTTTTTACGACAGACTAGCGGAACTTTATCAAGGCGATGCAATGCAAATGTTCGAAGTAAACGAAGAACTCGGCGCGGCGGACGGAAACTACAACATCAACTCCGATACAATGACGGTATCGATATACAACAAAGATCGAAAGTTCGATAAGGGATACTTGCGGTCGTTGTTGGTTTTGGATAGAAAGATTATGCCGAGCATCGGAATAGAAGACGAATACGGACAAGTACAATATCAGCCGTTGGGGACTTTTTATTCGGATGAATGGCAGGTCAGCCAAGATAGTCAATGGGTCAAGGTAAGCGGAGTCGATAAACTCTTGCGACTTCAAACGAAGACCTATATGGGCTATCCCATAACACCAAATGCAACGTTGTATGAAATGACGGTAGATGTCTTGCAAAAGGCGGGAATGAAAGAAAGCGAATACGAAGTGTCGGAATCGCTGAAAAACATAATCATCAACACCGCATTTCTACCGAAAACAATGGTATGGGATGCATTGCAAGAAATCGCAAATGCAGGGTTGTGTAGGATTTACCAAGACCGAAATGATAGGACGATTGTAAGAGCAGAAGAAACTCCTTCGTCAAAAAGCCAAGTGGAAATCAAGCCAGAAAATATGTTTTCCTATACCTCTAACATTACGCTAACGGAATTTGCGAATAGCATAACCGTAGAGTATTGCGAAGTCGAAGTGTCGGACGATTTGGTGGATACCGCCGAAATATCGGTAGAACTTGGACCATACGAGCAAAAGACAATAGAGGTCGATTATACGAGCGACATTGCCTATGCAGCGGCGGTTTCGGATAATGCAAACATAAGAATAACCAACTTGACGGGCGGTATCAACTATGGCGTATTAACCGTAGAAAATAAAACGGACGCGACAGCAACCGCACTTATAACGATATCGGGAAACGCTATAGACATTACTAGCAAAAAGTTTGTAAAACAAGACGAAAGAAGTGTGAACAACTTTGGCTTGGTTGAATATACGCACCCTGCAAGCGACCTTATTCAGTCGGTTGAACAAGCGGAGAGAATTGCTGATGTATTGCTAGAAAAAATGAAAGCGGGTGGCGGTGTAATAACCCAAAGTTGGCGTGGAAACCCTGCCTTGGAGTTGGGACAAAAATACAATTCCATAGACCGATTTGGCGATACGAGCGAATTGATGTGTGAGTATAACAAATTCACCTTTGATGGTGGACTAAAACAAGAAACTAGAGGACGAAAATTGTAGGGAGGTAACTATGGCAGATTGGAAAACACCGAAGACGGATTACAAGTTGACAGACCAAGTGAAACCCGAAATTTTTAATGACCTTGGGGAGAACGAAATTCATCTAAAAGAAATTTCCTGTCATTTGGAAACCCAACCGAAAAGCGGTACGGCAAAGACGCTGAACGCAATCGTCTTGGTGGAGGTGTAAATGCTACATCTAGTACGAGGCGATATTTTAGAGTTTTGCGTGGCAATGTGTAACGTTGACCCGTATGCAGTCAAAAAGGTAGAGTTTACAAGCAAAGACTTGGGAGTAAGGACGGAGGCATTTTTTGACGATGGAGTATACCGTGTCCGCATTCTAGGCGAAAAGACGAAAGATTTTCCGATAGGCTTTAGCAAATACGACATTACCCTTACACTCATTGACGATGAGAAAGTGACTATAAGGCACGATGAGCGGATTGAAGTCTTGGAAAAACGGAGCGAGGTGTGAAATGCAAAAAGAACATGGTATTGTTATCTGTCCAGGAATTACGGTTTCGGACAATTATATTAGGCTGACTAACAAGCCTAAAATCAACGGGTTTGAGTTAATCGGCGACAAGAAAGCGGAGCAACTCAACTTGTTATCCAACCAAATTAGCGAGTACGAGGAAACTGACCTTGCAAAAGTAGGGAATGATTCCTATATGCTCGTGTTCCCACAAAATGGTAAACCTGGAAAGGTTCGAGTGGGAGATGTAAAAACGGGGACTTTTTCCACGACGGAACAAGTAACCGAAGAAACCATCGAAACGATGGAAGTCGGAGAATTTATTTTTAAGAAAATGGAGGAATAAAACATGGCACAAACGACTAGCAAATTTCAAATTATTCAAAAGGTAAGCGAAACGGACACTTTGGTCTTGCATCCTGAAACGGACAGTAGCGTTGTAAAATATGACGGTTCGAAATCGGGAAGTTCCGCAACCAACGTGCAAGACGCTTTGGATATGGTTCAAGGCGCTGTTGATAGCATTACGGGTGGCGGTGTTGTAACGGGTATTAAAGGCAACTCCGAAAGCACCTATCGTAAAGGACAAGTCAACATTACGGCTGCGAATGTGGGGGCTGAAACAGCAGGTGCGGTAGCCAGCCACAACAGCAATACTTCTGCTCACAGCGATATCCGTGCAGCGGTAAATACCGCTCAAGCGAAAGCAAACGAGGCATACGCACTTGCGGAAGGCAGAGCAAGAGCGGTTGCGTTTGATACTGTTGATGCGATGAAGAGTACGTTGAAAGCGGCAACAAACACGGCATACAAGGTAGGCGACCATATCCTTATTAAGGCATCGAATACAACGGATTATTGGGTTTCGGCGGTTGGTACTAGCAATTCGGGGGAATACGGCTACTACGAATTAAGTCCGCTTGAAACTCCCAAGGTAGACCTTTCAGGCTATCAAACCAAGAGCGATAGTACGTTGAATACTTCGAGCAAAACTGTGGTGGGTGGTATCAACGAAGTAAAAGCAACTGCCGACTCTGCTTTAAGTAAGGCTACGACCAATGGTACGACGCTTACCAACATTACCAACGGCACAACTGCTGTGCCTAAAGCAACGAGTGCTACTTCCGCAACGACTGCGACTACGGCAACGAGTGCAGGCAAGTGGACAACGGGTAGAACGATTGGAGTAAGCGTAAACTCTGGTACGAAAAGTGATGGTTCTACTGCCATTACGGGGTCGGGTAGTCAAAGCGTTGATGGTTCGGCGAATAAAACGATTTCGGTAACCCTTGGGGATAGCGGTGTCACCGCAGGTATTTACAGCGCCGTCAAAGTTAACTCGAAAGGGGTTGCCGTTCAAGGCGGTCAAATTATGGAAATCGGTGCAAGCGGACAAACCGCTCCTAGTGATAGCCTTGCAATCGGCGGTTTATTTTTTAAAGTAATTTAAGGGGGATAGGATATGCCATACAGACCTAAAATTAAAAATTCGGATGGTTCGTTGACGGATTTGCCGTTAGAAGCTGAAACCGCCGTAAAACTTAAGACGGCTCGAACAATAGGGCTGTCTGGGGTAACCGCAACCGCTCAATCGTTCAACGGGACGGGGAATATTACAATCCCCGTTACCGCTGTCCCTGCGAGTTTAATTACGGGTACAGTTAGGGCGACCTCCGCTGATGCAATTTTTAAGGATTCTAGCGGCAATTATTTGACCGCAAGCATTGATGTAAACGGCTACGCACAATTGAGTGATGGTTCTACAGTAATGAGAAAGAAACCTTTGTATGTGTCAACGATAGGCACATATTACGAGAACTACCAGCTTTTATCGGGAGATACATTCCCAAAGGCGGGGAAATTATATGAGATTATCTATGAGGATAACGGCATAAATCAATACTTTAGGTATAAATTCCCTACGACAACGAGTGGTACGCTTACGATTTATTTCTCGCTCCTTTTTAACGTTCATAAGAGCAACTATGACTTTAGAATTCAAGAGGCGGGAAGTAGCACGACGTATAAGTCGATGAGATGGGATATTGACTTTACTAATAAAACTGTAAAGCAAACAAAATATTCGGGCGGTTCGTGCGCGGCAACAACTGTGTACTTCAAAGGGGTTTATGAATTGATTGAACAAGGGGGAGCATAAGATTGAAGATTATACCATTAAATAAGTTTGATTATCAAATTTTTCCTATCAACGAAGGGGATGCATACATAGAGATTTCCGAAGAAGACTTCCGTGGGTTAGAAGACCATGTGAAATGTTTTACGGATGACTTAACGGCGGTAATCGATTACGTGAAGACGGGTGCGGAGTTGTTAAAAGAAGAACAGGAGCGAAAAAACGAAGAACTCCGATTCCAAATTTACGACTTAAAAGCACAACTCGCCGCAACCGATTATAAGACCTTAAAATATGCGGAAGGCGAACTCACAGAAGAAGAGTACGCCGAAACGAAAGAATATCGAAAAGGCTTGAGAGTTCGAATCAATGAACTCGAAAGCCAAATTGTGGAGGTATAACGTGGTAGCAATAATTATAAGTATCACAGCAAGCATCGTCAGCGGTATGGTGCTTTTTTTCTTGCAAAGATTTTTCAAGAACAAAGCAAAGCTCGATGAAGAAAGAGACGCGGCGAAACGAAAAGAAAACTTGCTCATCCTTAAAAGCATTGACGCGGTGGGGAAATTAACCTATGCGGACTCCATTGCGATTAGAGATGGCAAGACGAACGGGGAGATGAAAGCAGCGGTCGAGGCTTATAAAAAAGCCGACAAAGAGCTATACGATTTCCTATTGGAACAATCAACCTTGAATTAACGGAGGGGAATATGAAGACGATAAAAGAAATTTTATTTTGGGTCATATCGTTGACCTGGGGACTACCATTGACCATGGTAGGGATATTCGCAACAATCGGTTTATTGATTACGGGGCATAGACCGCACCGATACCATCATTACCTTTATTTTAAGGTAGGGTATAATTGGGGTGGAGTGAACTTCGGACCGATATTTATTGTGGATAACTATGCAAGCGAAAGAACGTGGCGACACGAAACAGGACACGGCTTGCAAAATATTATGCTTGGGCCATTGATGCCATTCGTTATTGCGATACCATCTGCAATTCGATATTGGTATAGGGAATACCTAGTAAAGGTAAAGAAGAAAGCAAGATATGAATTGCCGCCCTACGATTCCATTTGGTTTGAAGGGTGGGCAACGAAACTCGGAGAGAGATATAATACGGAGGTGTAATTTATGGAACAATATTTGGAACTTGTCAGCGTCCCTGCGATTGCAGCGGTCGTGTATTGGGTGGTAAATCTTATCAAATACATCGTGGGGGAAAACGAAACTTTCAAGCGTTTTATTCCGCTCATTGCAACGGCACTTGGCGTAGTAAGCGGTGTCGTATGTTTCTACGCATTGCCTAGCATTATCCCTGCCACGAACCTTTTGGTGGCAATCGTCATCGGCGGTGCAAGTGGCTTAACGGCAACGGGTGCGAACCAGGTACTTAAACAACTTACAAAGGGCAATAAAGATGAGTAAAGAAATACAGTTGGCAATCGCAAATGAAATGGTCTTAATCTTATGGGAAAAAGACCTGATTTCAACGAAAGAAAAGGACGAAATAATTCGTAAAAATGAATTGAAAATTCTTTGCTAATTACGCATTTTTGGCTGGACTTTATCATAAAAACACGCTATATTTGTGCTATCCACTAGACCTGGGTAGCACAAATTTTTTTACCCATAGTTCAAGCCATATATGGGTCTAGGGGAAGAACATCAAAAAGTCTAAAAAAAGGAGGTAGCAAATGCAGATGAAACGTGCGGCGGCTTACGGAAGAGTATCCACAAACAGTAAGGCACAAGAACATAGTTTCGAGAACCAAAGTGCATATTGGAACAGAGTGCTTGGCAACGACCCACAATATAAGTATGTAGGCTTATATGCGGAT